TCCGTAGCGTACACTTCGGGAGAACTGAGCACATAGGCAACTTCTGCGCCTGTGGAAAGTGCTCCCGTGCTGGATATCCACGCCGTTGTGATACTTTCGCCCGCATAGCTGGCAATGTAACCCACATTGTACGTCACAACAAGCTTTTCGGCACCTTCATGCTTTTGCCGCGTCACGCACTTATCCTTGACATCGCCCACACGTCGTAGCGGGCGCGGGATGGGGATAGGTGTCACACTGCCCTGATAGGTTTCGTATGGTAGTGGCTCCGCGCTTTTAATGATGTATGGGCGATAAGTTCTATTTACGACACTGCCTTTCGTAATTATAATATACACTAATGCAAATTCGACATGAGGTTGTATCGTTAGGTCGAAAAATGTAAAACCATTTTTTGTGACTGGGTAGTCGTACGCTGGAACGATTCCCGTCACGCCCATGAGCCTATACAGTGAAGCGGGTATGGGCTTTAGATTAAGATACGTTTCTGCTGTCGCTGTACCAGACACGGTAATGGTTCCATCAGCATTAACGGCAATATTTAGCCCATTTTTCGTCTCGCTCACTTGACTATACGGCAGCGGCAGCAAGTTCCTCCCGCACACATGAACGCTATCCACCCCCGTGAGCGCCACAGGAGCCTCCGTAGTACCGCCCTGTGCGTTCTCGCCGTAGGCTGTGATGGACGCGATACGATTCGTCCCCGCGTAGGCGATGGAGACGGGGGCGCCGGACGCCTGAAATGCATCTCCCACGACCGCCGCATTCAGGTTGTCCACCTGCTGCTGCAGCGCCGTGGCAGGATCTTCGCCGAGCTTCCCTTTCAGTTCCTCGAACCAGGCGTCAAACTCGGAGGACTGCCGAACGATCTGCGCATTTAATGCGTCGGTCAGCTCGGTCAAAATCTGCTGGGCCTGCGCATGCAGCGATGCCGTGGGAATGCCCGTTACGCCGTCGCGCATCAGCCCACAGTATTCTTCGTTGAGGCGCTGGTCAGTGATGGCGCTGGCGCTGATGCTGATGACGCCTGCACCGATCAGGACCGTGGCGATATACAACTCGTCGTAATTGGCGTCGCGTACAGGCGGTACCACGATGGGGGCGGAAGATGGAGCGCCTTTTTTTACCACGATCTCGGCGCGATTGTTCACCTTATCGAGCCGGCATACAATTGCGTCGATGCGTTTGAGTGCGCCGTCGGCGGTGTCCAGAGCGAGAGTGAGTGCCTGCTCCTGCAAGGCGGCTGTACCCCAATAGTCCGACCACTTGAGCCAAGCAAGGCCGGGGGAAACGGATACGGACAGGCCGCTTTCGCCGGGGGTAACCGCGAGGTTTCCGTCAGAGGAAAAAACGCCGCGCGTGCGCGTGGCGAGATAAGTGCCCATATCCTTGGCTTCGTAGGGCGTATTGTCGAGAGGAAAACAGATCATCGGCTCAAAGCCTCCTTTGTAAGGTTGAAGTCCGAGAGCACCGCAGTAACCTTTTTGCCGGTACTCTCGTAGATAGTGCGAACAGCCGAAATACGCGCGGACAGCCGTAGGCCGTACCGGGTGAGCTTGAGGGGCACGATATCGCCGAGCGCGTAGTCTCGGCCATACTCCATCAGTCCCTGGCCGATGGACGCATCGACTTCCAGCGTTTGCAGGTTCTCCGCCAGTTTTTCCAGCCCGCGGGCCTGGAGGGCGGCCGCGTATTCCTCGTCGGTATAGGTGGCCTCGGTGTATGTATAGCCGCCGCTGCCGTCCGGCGCGGCGATTTGGTAGGTCGTGCCGATGTCCTTGGCATCCACCCACAGTTCCCGCAGATCGTCGCCGGTATACGCGCCGAGGCTCGCCGTCACAATCTTTCGGTTCACGCCCTCGCCTTGCCCGCCGATGATCGCATAGTTTTTCCAGCCATCCGACCCACGGACAATTTTAAGGCTGGATATATTGTCGATGTCGTCGCCAAAATAGCCATTGTACCCGGCGCCCTGCGTGCGGTCTACGCCCTCGTAGACCTCGAAAGCCTCTGTACCCGTATCAGGCGCAAACACCTCCCGAAAGCCCAACCCTGACGCCGTAGCGAGGGTGATTTCGGCATCCAGCACACTTCCCCAGGTGATTTGCGTATCGAGAGAGACCGCGATGCCTTTGGCCGCGCCTGTGATGCCGGGCAGCCCCCGGCGGTGTTTGGTTGTGAGGGACAGCATACCGGCTTCGGCGTTGTGCACCTGTTCTGTGGCCATAACGACACGGTCCGCCCAGCGGGCTGCGGATAACATGGCCCGCACGGTGAGTTTTGCATCCTTTCCGTCATCGTCTATTTGCGTTTGGCGAATGATGGCGCTTTCAGGCTGCTCCGTACAATACAGGCGGTTGCCGTCAACCAGCAGCGCGCGGTTTTTCTCTGTTGCGCTGCACACCAGTTTGATTTCTCCGGCGTCCTGGTACTCCGATAGCCATTGCAGGCTGCGAACGTCCTCAACAAGCCCGATGCGCTCCCGGGCGGGGTTGTACACATAGAGTGTCATATCCCGGGGACCACCCCTTTCGGCATGATGACCTGCACGCGAAGCCCCTCCCGGTTGTTGGCCGCGTCGCAGCGGATGGTATTCGTTCCGGGAGCCATCTGCATATTGAGATCGCTGCCGACATCCAGATATTTGAAGCCGTTAGCTTGCGTGCCGTCCGGGAGTTGGAGCGTAACGCCTTTACGGCCATAGACAGTAGAGACTGTGATTTTTTCGCCGGCTGCCATCACCTTATTAATTTTGATAAAGGTGCCGCGCTCGACATGGTAAAATTCAGGGTCTGTTACTTCGGTGGCTGCGGTGAATATGACGTCAAATTCTATCGCAGCCGTGCCGTCGTTATTTACGACGGTGAACAGGCTGTCCGAATATTTGGATATATACCAGGTGGAAGCCAGCGAACACGGAAACTGGAACAGCTTCGTAAGGCCCGCGACCTGCGCGCTGCCGTCCGCCGTACTGCGCCAGTATGGGTAGGGGCAATGCAAGACAAATTGAAAGTCCTGCACAACAGAGCCGTCGGAAAATTCCGGCGTCCGTTTCGGCGCGCCGTCGATGTACCAGCTCTCGCCGTTCTGGATGACGGTCAGACGCCCGGCCACGCCCGGCAGCACACAGGCCAGGATGCCGCGGCGGTTCGCTTCCACTGCGGCGAGGACCGCACCGTTGATGGTGATGTCCCTCGGCTGCACAGATTGATTGCTGATGGTGCTGCCCACCTGTCCGGCCCCTTGGGATTCGCTGACAGCGACATCGTTGCCCGAGGCGCCGGTGATGGAGGTGACCCAGAGAGGACTTTTATAGGCAAAGGTAACGCTGTTGGTCCCCGCAGTGTATACGAAAATGGTGTCTCTGTTCATGGGTTTTTCCACCGGCTCCTTTCCAACAGATTTTCAGCTTCGCGCGTAAGCTCGCTTTCCGACAAGCTGTCATGAGTATTGATGGTCTGATAAAGGTTGGTGACGGTGCCGCCTGCGCCTGGGGCGAACGCAGGAGTCTCGCGTTGCGATGCCAGCGTTCCCCAAGCAGACATACGTAGAGCCGGGGTAGAGCGCATACGTTGTACCATTCCCTGCGCGTGTGCGATGAAGTTATCAGCGTCGCCAATAGACAACCGAGAGAGCACACCGGCGGCAATGCTGTCAGCTGCGCGAAAAAGTGATGGTGCGTTTTCAAGTAGGCCCAATTCACCGCCTTCCATTACATATCCGAAAATATCTTCCATAACACGGGAGGGGGAATGTACTTTGAATGCCTGTGAGATAGTGCTAATAATGCTATTTGCGATAGACGCAGCTTTCGAGAGTAGGGAAGGTGTGCGGCCATCAAGGCCTTGCTCTGCGCCTTGCATGACGTAATCCATGATTTCACGGGTTTTCCAAGAGGGGGAATGTACGCCACAGGCTTCACGAAGTCTGTCTATAATGCTGTTGCCGAGTTCCTCCGATGCGCCTTCCAATTGGGCGCCTTTGATACCCATATCTTCAAGCATGGGGTCTATCAGATTGGCAACAGTGTCTTTCCCTTCCTGGGGTAATGTTTCCCAGGAATCTAGAATCATTTTAATGACATCCTGGGTTTCTTTATCGAGAACTACACCGGTGCGTTTGGTTTCGGCAGCAAACATCAGCATACCAGAGATTTGTTCTTTCTGCTCGTCGCTCAGGTCACTGGTCATTGTAGCCCAGATGCTACTAAGGGTTTGCTGATGTATGATTTCCTCAGTAATCATTTGGGAATTAGCAAGATCGGTGTCGAGAAACATGGTGTCGCGAATAAACTTTTGTTGATCTGCGTGTCGCTGCATTTCAGTTTCAAGACTACTATGGTATCCGGTGACCGCAGCATTAAATGCTTCGTCTTGCATGAGCTGTTCCGCATTTTTTTTTGCAGAGACAGATGCTATCTGACCAAGCAGAGCCTCTAACTCACTCTTGTGGGCCTGATCGGATGCAATACGTAATTCAAGCCATTTTTCGTGTTCCTGTTGGGTCCAGCCATCAACGCCGATTCGATTTTGACTATTCACCGTCTCTGCGGTAAGCTGTTCATCCATGAGCGCAATTTCATTGTTGATTTGTTCCCGAAGCGTAGCTAGACTTTCTAGACCTGTGGTGCGGAGTTGTTCGGCTGTGCCAGAATAGCTTGAAACCTGTTGCAACTGTATTTCGGCGACGGTAGCGGTTTTTTGATGCTCGATCTCCAACTGTTCAGCATAAATGCGGTTCAGCTCGTCATAGTAACCTTGTAGATTTTGCAGATCCGTTTGAGTAAGGCCCTCGCGCTCTGTTACACCCTTTTCGAGCGTGGCGGTGATGCTGGCCTGTACTTCCGCAGCGGCGCTCTCAAGCTCGCGCTGTTGGTCGTTCAGGGCAGCGAATGCCGTCCCAAAGTCAGAAAGATGGCTTTCGGCTGAACTGAGATCGTCGTAAAAATCCGCCATGGATTCACCCATGTCCGAAAGTCCATCCTTTACATCCTCCACAGGCTTTTTCAGGTGTTTGTACACAGCGGCCGAAAATATGCCCAAAGCGGCTGCACCGAGAATGATAAGTCCCTGCGGCCCAATCATAGAGCCAAGCACCCCCGAAAGGCCAGCCCCCGAAGAAGATGCAGCTTTCATAGCCTCGGCGAGCCCCTTCATAGCGCTGGCAGCTTTCGGCACCGCATTTGCCGCGGCGGTTGCATTTTTGATTGACGCAGACAAAGCGGTTATGCCAGACGAAACACTCTGCGCAATGGACATTGCTTTTACCGCGGCTGCGGCAGATAACGACATCGGGATAAGGACATCCAGATTATCGGCCAGTAGGTCTACTCCTTTTGTGAGCACAGGCAATGCAACTTCCGCGACATCCCCGACGGCGTCACCAAAAGCCGATATAAATTTAGTAGTGCTTGTGACCGCTTTTTTCAGACCGCCAGATTCAAAGGATCTTTGTGCGCTGGAAATGGCCTTTTTGACGGGAATGCTGATACTTTTAGGCAATAAGTCCGCTAGAGCGTTCCCGAGGGTTGCGGCAATATCAACAGCCGCAGAGTAAATACGTTTTTTGTTCTTAGAGACACCGGCAGCAAAGGAACGAATAAGCCCTGCTGCCGCTTGGACAGTACCAGGGGCATTCTCTGCGGCTGTAACGAGGGCATCGCTCATAACATCGCCGGCGGCCACAACAAGACCCTCGTGTCCACCTTGATGAAAAGCATCGGCGAGGTCGGTCATCCAGCCATTGACGAGGGGCAAAGCGGTATCTTTGAGACTGCCGGTGAAGCTTTCAGTAATTTCACCCAGCAAAGAAAGAGCATTGTCTTTCAATGTAGAGAGCTGTCCGCTGAAAGTTTTGCTCTGTGCCTCCATGGCATTATAGAATTGGCCGCCTTCGCTTGTGGCGTGCTCAAAGGCCGCTGCAACCATTTCGGCGCTGATAGCGCCCTTAGACATTTCTTCTTTCAGTTGCGCAACACTTTTGCCGGTCATCTTGCTGATTTCGTTCAGGGGATTGAAGCCCTGATTTATCATCTGCAAGAGATCCTGTCCCATGAGCTTACCAGTAGATTGGCATTGCGCAAAGGCCAAAGTAAGTCCATCGAATTTTTCCTTGTTGCCTTGGGAGACATCGCCAAGCATTTTCATGATTGGCAGAACTTTTTCTTCGGCTGTACCAAAAGCAAGCAGCGTTTGCGCGCCCTTTGCGAGGTCAGGCAGCTCAAAAGGCGTTTCAGCAGCGAACTTTTTGATTTGAGAGATCATGTTCTGCGCCTTTTCCGCGCTGCCGAGCATGGTCCCAAAACTGGTGATATACTGCTCCATCTGAGCGTTGTATTTTACACCGGCCATAGCACCAGCGGACAGAGCGGCCGTAGCGCTTGCGAGTAAGGTAGCCGCATCTTGCAAAGCTGTTTTTGCTAAGTTGGAAATTTTTGCAAGCCCTGATTTAAAACCGTTACTGTTAATGAGGGTATCGTATTTTAGAGTACCGTCCGGCTGTGCCATGCTTGTTTCACTTCCTTAAAAATGGCAATAAGAAGACCCCGGCTGAGAACCGGGGTCTTGACAAAAATGAAAGACACACCAAGGTGGTGTGTCTTTTGGTGAATTTTCATATCATGCTTAATATGTAATCATCAAAACGCACGCTTTTTATTGTGAGTATCGGTCCTTGCGTTCCGCTTGATAGCGAAAAAATGGCGTCACCAAACATTGTGGAATTATCTGTTCCGATGTTTTCCTGTACCCATTGGCTGGCGTCATCGGGAGAGGCTTCTTCATACGGTAATGTCGCACAAAAACTAAGATAAGCCTTGTCGCCACCTTCGAAAACAAAAAATTGTGCCGAAGCAATCTCATGGTCTGAGTTAGCGGTGATAGAATACGCATATTGCGTAGTAGAAGAAGTATATTGAAAGCCCCCGTCGATGTTGACCGTCTCCGCTTTAGGGATTCCCTCATTCTCAAGGCTTAAAATGAGGTCATAGACCTGAGAACCTACGATTCCAGGCATGCCAGAAAAAGTGGCATTGGCGGCCGAAGAATCCTCGACAGTTGTTTCGGTGTTAGAATTTGAATGGCTTGCATTCTCTTCTATAATTGTAGCTGCCAGAAAAGGAGTGTAAAATATGTCAGACCAATCATACTCTTTACCGCTGTTTTCATCTAAAATTTTGCCGCCATTAAATTCTCTATCTGGGTTGCACATGATATTTATAACAGGCATTTGGTAGGCATCGGAATAGCCTTCATAGATACCAAATACAGAGACTTCTTTGCCTTCAAGCTCCCAATCAGAAACCTGACTGACAGCATAAGTTTCATAGATTTCATCTGAAAGAAAAATGAGCCATTCTCCATCTTCAGACTTCAAAATCCCCACAGTAGAGGTATCAACTTGAATCAGTTCTTGAAGGATCCCAGCGGCAACAATTTTACTGCCGCCGAGGCCGTTTTGATCTGCGGGAGAATTAAACTTCTCGTGGGATGCAATTTCATAATCGCCGTTAAATCGAGTTCCTGATACGCTGTTAGAAGATGGAGATGCGCCACAGCTTGCCAACAAAAATGCGGATATCATTAAAGCGAGGAATACTGATAGAATCTTTTTCACACAATCGCCTCCTAGACACAGGATACCATATTTAGGAAAAGCTTTCCAGTGTCCCCGGCAAATTGCGTCCATCAATGAGAGCCTGAGCGATTTCATCAAGAACTTCCCGTTCTTCGCGCGGGCATGGGAGCGCGTAAAGACGCTGCATGCGCTGATAAAAGATTTTTTGCTCACCTTTCATCTTCTTTGTATCAGCGCCACGCCATTCCATGATCTTGCAGATGGTGTTATCAGGTTTCAAAGCGTCAAAAAGCGCCTTGAATTTCCACCAATGCAAATGCGGCACGGCTTCGAGGTCGATACCGTAATCAGATAGGAAGGCCGCAAAGATATAGGCATCGTCATAATCATAATCGTAAATGCGTTTTGCAGCCTTTGTGACGCTGCCCGACTGGCCTTCGTCGCCTTTTCCGCAAGCGTAAAACCAGCGTATGGAATCGAGAGCTTCAAGTGGAGAAGGAGGGAGCTTGGGGAAAAACAGATTGATTGCCAGAATGACTTTTTCCCGGGCCGCAAGGCTGCGGTCAAGCATGAGCGATTCAAACTGTAATGCAATGCGAAAATCAGTACGGATATCCCATGCCTGACCGTTCAGCACGACGCTGTGCGGCGCAGGGTCAATGAGCAGACTCACTCGCGGAGAGAGCGCTCGGGTGAATATTTTGCGCGGAGCACCTCGGCCTTGGCTTCAAATTCAGCCCGCTGTCGGGAAGCTTCATTCACCAAGGATTCGTAGGCCTCCAGCGCAACGCCGACGTCATCGTCACCGAGAACCTGTTTCCCCACACCAGGTCCGAAAGCAGTGTCGAAGCACCGCCTGACAATTCGGCAGATCTCACGCAGGCCGGCGGCTTCGTTGGTGAAGCTCATAGCTTTGTCTGCTGCCTGCCCTGCAGAGGCAATCGCTTTACTGATGCGCTCATTGTCCGTGGCTCGGAGCATATTCATTTCAAGCTCAATGCCGTGGATCGTGATTTTGCTCATGGATATACTCCTTCCTTATGCCCCGGGAATTTCGCTCGCGGGTGTGAATGTCTTGGTGGAAATGTTGAACTCGCCGACAACGGCGTCGCCAATCGCGTTCATATTGCCGTCGATACTCATGATCTCACCGCCTGCGCCCGTAATGCCGGAAATCTCAAATCCTACGCGGAATTTGCGGGCGTAGTAGGTATTCTGCTTTTCCGGGATGGGCTGGTACAGCCGAACACGGAAATAGTCTGCTTCGACACCCAGCTTCTGTTCCTCGCCAATATCACGGATGAACTCGACGACCTTGTTGTCCTTGTACAGGTCCGCAGTGATTGGAAACTGCGTCTGATAGCCGGTAGTCAGCGTAGTGGCGGATTTGTCGGCAGTGTAATGCTTCTGTGTGGTCTGAGCATTGGGGTTCTCGTCGATGGTCTCAAACACACTCATAACACGGATGTCGGGTGTTTCGCTGTTGCCGATATCCAGATAATCAGCAACAAGGTTACGGGTCACAACAGTGCCCTTGGATTCAGCCATAATTCTTTACCTCCTGAAAGTATTGTAATCTGCACTGGATTTGGTATTTCCCCTCGGTCGGACCGGTGGCGAACAGATAACCAGTGCTTTGTGCTTCGATGATTTGCGGTATCATGCCGGCGGGGAGGGATGGTAGTGCGCCGGTGCGGGTCTGCTCATCCAGCCATTCGGCCAGAGCTTCAAAGAGGCCGCAGTTGGCAATGTTTTGGAGTACATCGGATGTGTAGTCGGTCAACAGCCTGACAACAAATAAATATTGCCGGATGCTGTCGCCGTTCGTGTACCGCTTTACGATGCGTGTTGCGGGAGTAGTATCAATGGAATATTCCACGTCGGCGCCGCGGCACTCCGCGGGCAAGTAATCAACATTGATTTTACCCGCAGCCATAACAGGGCACTGCATAAAATAATCCCACAAGGCCCGGATGACAGCTTTTTCTTCGGTATTTTCGATCACTTTTTGCCTCCTGCTATTTTTGCGGCGCCGCGAAGAATTGCGGTTTTGTGGTCGGCTTTCATACGCTCGAACCACTTTCCGCCGCGTCGAGGGTCGTAAATACGTGACGGAGCGGTTGCATCTTGGGCTCCGGCGTAAGGCGCAATATAGTTCACTTCGCCCGAACCGACTACGGTGCCGAGTTCGCCGGAACGGATAAGCATACCGGTATCAATGGGCATGTACGGAGCATCCAGGCGCAGAACCTCGCTGTCAACAAACTTCTGCGCACTGGAAAACTTCTCCGTAAACTCCGTGCCAAAGCCTTTATTCCACTCCAGAATAGCCGTTACTTTTCCGCTTTTTGAGGCTTGGGTGTAGAGGCTTCCCCGGGGAGTATCAATTTTGAGTTTGGGGTTTGCCATTTACTTGCCCTCTATCCGCCAGTGCTGCATGTGGTTCGGCCCGCGCCGGTTGTCCGCCACAGACGTTACGAGAAAGGACGCTGCAGCAGCCCTGCGCGCCTTTTGCGGGTCGTCGAAGTCAACCAGCCCGCGGATGATAATATCGCCGCTGGCAACAGCTGCAGCCGCCCTCGTGAAGATACGAACGGTATAAGCGTCCGCAGTATTGAGGCCGTTGTCGCCAACCGTGGCCGCCTGGCGGCCGTGCCAGCTTACCCCCTCGTACTGAGCATGCGTCCAGACATCAATGCGCTTGGTGGGGTCATATTCTTTGTGATACAGCGTGATATCTGCATTGCGGACCATTCAGCACATCCCCCTATACAAAAGACCGTAGCGGTCGGGGCCCAGCGCGTCAGAAAGTATGCTGTACAGCGTGTGTCCGGCAGTACGTGCCAGCTCGGTGGGATTCATATAGCTTTCGATATAGCCGTCCACATTCACACTGGAAAGCCCGGGGGCGGCTATCTTTGCAGCGGCCAAACGCTGCATCGCATCAGCCATCTGGGCGCAGGCGTCGGCCAGCTCCATTTCAAGATCGGCGGCGTGGCCCTCGGCACGGCCGAGGGTCAGCTCGTCGATTTTCCGGGAAGCGCGCGGCCCCCACAAGCCATACTGCTCTGCGCTCATAGTACCACCCATGGCCGAGTAAGTGTCATAATCACAGTACAGCATAGACGTCTCCTTACGCGTGTTTCTTGATCTGAAGGACTTTCTTTTTGGTGACGGCGTGGGCGTAGATTTTGCGGCCCTGTACGGCAGATGCCCCGATATACTTGCCGGAGCCGGACAGATCCTGCAGATGAACGTTGACGCTCCACTCGTTTACGCGGGTACACCAATCAGGATGCCCGGCAATGAAATCCGTGGTTTCAGAAAGGGTGGTGTCCTCGAATACATTGAAGCCTGCAATGCGCCCCTGCGCACCCGTCTGGACTACCGCGTCGCCCAGCTGTGTAGCCCTGACGAACTCGGGGCTTTTCAGGATCAACGCATAGGTCTCGGGAGACACAAGCAGCCAGCGGCGGTTGTCATTGGGAATATGTGCCTTGCTCATGGCAGTGCGCACATCCACGATTGTGCCATAGATGGTTTCGGGGGAAAGGGCAGAGGTATCACCGAATGTGGTTGCCTGAGCCTCCAGAACGGTCGTGGCATCCTTTTCGATTTGCAGCGCCATGCTGTATGCCGCAGAATCGAGCCGGTCAGCAACCAGGTTATCGGGGACGGCTGCAGCGTCAAAACCGTCAATGATCTCATTCACGGCCTTGTCCTTGTCAACGGTGACATCAATGTACGAGGTATCGCCATGGGTAGCGCCGGCGCCGTCGGTTTTGCTGTAATCCGCCACGGCTACTTCGGTGTCCCGAACAGGGACCTTTACCTTGCCTGCCTTGGGATTGCCTTCGTAACGGTTATTGAAAATTACACCGTCCTTTTTCACCAGCGTCGCGCGCAGCTTCGCGTCCACCAGTTTAGAATAACGGTCCTGAAGTTCGTGTGCCATTGTTTAAATCTCCTTTTACAGTTTGAGGTCAGGATTGAGAGCGGCGAAGGCCGCAGTCACGCCGTCAGACGGTTCGGCACTGCCGCCTTGTCCGTGTTCCGCGCCGGTATCGACGTGTACGCCGGTGCCGTCATCCTGTTTTGTGGTGTCGGCTTCGAAAAGCCACGGGTCGGATTTTTTCAGAGCTTCCAGCTGGTCGTCAAATCCCAGCAGCTTGTTGCCGTCCAGCTTTACAGCGTCCAGATCAAGCAAAGCGCGTGCGGCCTTGCCGTTTTTTGCCTTACTGTTGGCAAGTGCGATATCGATGGCGCTGGCCTTGCGCACGGCCGCGATATCGGTGTCGTATTTGGTCTGCAGTGCGCTCAGTTGATTTTTCAGGCCGTCGATGTCCGCGCCCTCAAACTTCTTGGCCGCGTCCCGTAGGCTGTTGATGGTGGTATTGGCGGTTTTCAGTTCGTCGTTCTTGGCGTTGAAATCAGCCCGGGCCACAAACCCCTTGCCGATTTCGGTGCTGATCTGCTTGTCGATGTCCTCGGTGTAGTGGTCGCCGAGGATGGTTTTCAACCACTCCAGCATAAAAACTCCTTTCAGCCCGCCTTCCTTTTTGTCCGGCCAGTCCCGGTATGTGCGGGGCGCGTATTGTATCCCCGGCGCAAGGGGTAGTATGGAGCCCTCCCCGGCCTCGTGCAGCTGGTTAGGGCATAACAAAAGGCCCGTCGCCGAGGCGTGGGCCTTGTGCTATTGAATTTGGGCATGAAAAAACCACCGCCCATGAGTGGAGTGGTGGTTTCGTCTTATAATTCAAAAGCGGTTATTTCTTCAGCCGCTCGATGTTGGCTTTCACGGATTTGTAGTTAATTTCGCCGGGCGCGATCAGCTCAAAATTCGGACATTCGTGGTATTCCTCAAATCGGATACCCTCCGGGATTTTTTGGGGGTATTTTTTGCAGGAATGCTTGCCCCGGTGCCACAGCTTACAGCCATTGCACATAGGTACGGAAGCAATTCCCCAGCAATCCTGGCTCATCATGGAGGGGCTGAATTTCTCTTCGTTGCTCACGGCTTTATCACCTCAGCTTTAATATATACCTTATCACCGGACGTGTCAACGGAAAGGAGTCTGTACTTCAGTCCGCGCGCGAACAGGACCTCATCCTGCAGCTTGTACTGCGGGTGAGCAAGGTCTCGTATGTACAAAGCACCCTGATACCCAGCGGGCACATGCAACTCAATCACTGTGTCGCGGCCCGGTAGTCCAAGTTGCCGGAAGCTGGTCGAAGTAAATATGCGATTGGGTATTGTCTGCCCAATGAAATTTCCAATCGTATTTTTATCAGGCTGCGCTCCATTGTCAAATTCCAAAAAGCTCAGCGAAGTCTCGCGGTACAGCGTGATGCTGTTCGGAATAGTACCTTTAGCCAGAGCACTGTCCAGAATGGAGATTTTTTCCTGTGTTGCGGCGTTGATTCGCCCGTGGCGGATTGCGCTGTTAATTGCCGTTGCGTCAAACCCCGTGTACTGCGTAAGCTGCGCCCGCTCCGCATCGGTAAGAGCGGAAAGTTGCGCGCGCATGGCGTCTTTGGACTTCAGCGTAGAAGTGCCCATTCCCAGCTTTCTGGCCGCCCATGAAGTTTTGCTCGCCTGGCTCCGTCCAAACCCGCTCACGCTTTCCCGCGCGCTGTCTGTACGGCCGCCGGTGTCGTGCACAAAGGCATCCAGCTTTCGGCGGGCATTATTCAGCTCTGCCGCGGCCGCAGAAGTATCCAGCCCGGCCGCGTCCTCAGCCAGATATTTACGCTTTGCGGCGCGCACGCGGCGCTCAAGCGCGCGCTGCTGCTGGTTGATTTCATAGCGGCTGTATTTTTTGCCGCGATAGTCAATGTCACGGGCATTGATGTCATCCAGATAGCTGCGGCTGTATGCTCTGTCACTCAACCCTTCGAAGAAAGGGTAAAAGCTGTGACGGCAATTCCAGCCACACAATCCTGCGCCGGTGCCGTACCCCGTGCGCTCAAAGGGCGGATATTTCCGGCTGTGGCCGCTCCGGCTGAACACCTGTCCCTGCCACTCGGCATGCGAAGGCCGCGCGCCGGGATGGGCGGTCGTCTCTACAAGGTCGCAGCCCATTTCATCCGCACGGGCGATTTGCAGCTTTGCAGCGGTTTGGTTTACCCCGGTAAGGACTGCCCGCCGTGCAGCGACTTCAAGAGTATCCGTGCGACCGGAGGGATACCGAATCGCTTTAATACCCTTGCCTGCCAAATCATCCACGGCACGCTTGACTGCGGTTTTGTAATCGAAGGCTCCGCTGGACACTTGCAGCCACGCCCGGTCCAGCGCGTCTTCAAATTGACGGGTGACCGTGTTGGCGGTAGTTCGGGTGAGATTTTTCCAAGAGCCAAGAGTTTGGCGATACCCTGCATTGAGCAGATTCAACAGGGCCGGGTTGGTGCTGATATCAGAAGGGGCGAAGCCCATAACGCGGTAGATTGTGTCATCAGCGGCCAGGGCCGTGGCTCCGGCATCCTGTAAAATGCGTCTGATTTCCGCATCCGCTTTTCCGCTGTACTTCGCCAGCGTCCTGACTACGTCGGAATATACGGCCCGTGTCTGTTCCAGACGCCATGCCTGCCAGGCAGCCGTTGAAGTTAACCCACCCATTTTGTTGATACGGCGGGCGATATCACGGAGGATATCATCTTCGACTTGCTGGAATAACTCGACCAAAGCATCCGGCAAGGTATCCAGATAATCCGGGGCCAGCATCAGGCATCACCGCCAAACCCCATCGGTTCATAATCTGCCGTTTCGGAGGCCGCCTCCTGCACGGCCCGTTTGGCGTCGTCCTCACTCATCCCGCGCCACTCCATGTTGTACCGGTATTTAGGGATAAAGCCGTCCATGGCATCATCCTTATCGCGTTGACGCCGCGTCTCCGCATCGGAGATATAGCTGTCGTCAAAATTGATGGTGATAGCCGTATCAGGGTCGATATCGGCGCCAACAAGGTTTTTGCCCACCCACAGGATAGAGTGCAGGATCTGCAGCAACGCCGCTTCAATCTTGATTTGATGGCGGTTGGCATGCTGTACCATGTCCTGCCGGTCTCCGGTGTACTGTGTTGCAGTGGCGATATTTCCGGCATTGAATTGATAGTGGTGTGTTCCGAGGCCAACCTTGAAACTGAAATAGTCCAGGGCGTCCTGCACGGCCTGGCTATTCGCTTCGGTACGGAGGTCCGGGTTGTATTCGTGCCAATCTGGTGCCGCGTCAGGGTCAAAGCCTCCGGGAGATACAAAAAGCTGTTGGCGAATGTCATCGGGTGCAAAGCGGTGTTCCTTGCCTTCCGCGTCAATGACCGTTTTGAACATATCTTTGTTGTAGAAGACTTTTTTTCCGCCGAGATAGAGATCCCGGCAGTAATTGTCAAAAGCCAGATCGCAATGTTTGGATTGATCCAGCGCCTCGGAGAATACGCTCATGCCAAGCCCGGGCCCACCGGGCAGGTTTTTAACGATATTGGGAGAGAAAACCGAAAACCATGGAACGCTGCTTCCTGTAGTAAAGCTTTTCAGCACGCCGGCGGGGAGAGGGGCGGGCTTGTAATCGGCGTTTTCCGTATCCTCGTTCTCGCTGGTAAAATATTCGTTGGTGATTTGATACTGCTGTCGTCCGTCCCGTAAGACAAGCCGGTGAGTTTGCAAGTAAATGCAGCTCTTGCCGCCCACAGTGACCTCAGATGCAAAGGCGACATCCACAATACGTCCATGCCGGACCGTGATTGGGAGGATGCATTCGGCCGGATCATAGTCCAGGCAGATTTTGGCGTCAGGTGAAAGTACAGCCATACCGTCCTTGACGACAAGGTTTTCAAGGCTCAGCACAAAGGCACCGGTGCCGGAGCGAAATGCCAGTTCCACGAGTGTGTTGGCGTTGGACCAGAACTCAATGCTTTTCAGGATACCTCCGGTCTGCTGCGCGTCAACACCCAGAAGCCAGGATGCGGTATTTTTGTCCGTGACGGTCACGGTGGTTTTATCGTTGAGCAGCAGAGCGGCCCAATCTTCGCAAGCTCGCTTAGGCATTCCAAGGCGATACATAGTCCGCGCATGGTGTGTTCCGTCAAGCCCGCATTCGTTGATGCGGTGAAAGCTCGGGTGATATCCGGCCCACCATTGACGCCATTCGTCGATGTAGGAATAATACTGGCTCTGGATACCCCATTTTTTGGTTTTGTTCAGATATTTGATGAATTGCGTAATGTTCATGTTTCCGTCCCCAAATAGCGTTTATAGTCGCGTTCGATGGTGTATTCAAAGCCGTCCAATGTGTCCACGTCTGTGGAGCCGTCATCAAGGCGCTCATCCTTGCCCGGATGTTTCCCGCTCCATAGGGCCGTGGAAAGTGCATCACGGACGCTGCCGGCCTCCGGCATATACCAAAAACGGCCGCCGCCCATAAGGGCTGCAGTCGTTCGTATTCGGTCGTTGATCTCGATTTTTTTTGCATTATATACACGCTCGGCCAGCCAGCGGAAACGGGTCGGCAGCAAAGCGGCGCGCAAGCTGTTTTTCAGAACTTGTTCCGCACTGTCGCAGAAAACGGCGTGTATTTCCCCCCAGCGTATGAAAACAGCCTCGACGAACTGTACAAAGCGTTTTTGCAGAAATACGACGTCTGTACCCTTTGCGGCAATGCGTTCGCTGCAGAGCGCCACAACACCGCGGTATCCCGGCAGAACGCCCGTCGCCACAAAGGCATGTTGTGAACCGTTGCCTCCGAAGTCCACGCCGATGTAAACGCGGAAAGGCCGCAGCTCGCGCTCAGCAGGCCACAGAAAGCGATTATCGTTGGATGCAATACTGTCGGCAAATGGGCGGTAAATGATACCTTCTGCAGCCGCCCATTGGCCCAGGATGAACCGTGTATAGTATACGGTCCCTGCGTATTCCGTTTTGAGGTTCGCCACAAATTCGGACGGCAAAAATGGGTTATCGTCGATGGTGGATGTTTGGCAGTAAACATCGGCGTCACTGTCAATGAACTGCTTGACAAAATGGTGAGGGTCTGCGGGGTTGGCCGTACCGTCAAAGTAGCTGTGTCCACAGCGCAGGCGGCTTTTGAGCATCTGGAATACTTCTTCATTCCAGGTAGTCATTTCGTCGCCATAGGCGTATTCGATGGTCATGCCCTGGATTCGAGCGACGTGTTTTTTATTATCCGCACCAAGGATATGGACCCGCCGCCCGAACAGGAGCGCCGTATTATCGCTGCTGATGGTACCGACAAGGCACTCGCCCCATATCTCACGCATTGGGTCAAGGATATTGCGGGAAAGTGTGCCCTGGGTGTTCCCGAGCATCACCGCAGCTCCTTGCCCACGAAGTGCCAGCAGACGTTTGGGAACAACGACGGCGTAATCCAGCCAGCTTTTGCCGCTGCCCGTCGCGCCGACTTTGATGTTCCAGCGGTGGCTGCAGCTTTGGAGGTACTCAATTTGCTTACTCGATAACGCCATCGATGCCCTCCAGAAGTTCCGCGGCGCGGGTGAGCTGATCGGCGCCGGTATCCTCGCGGGGTGTTTCCTCGCCCAACAGTTTGACGATTACCGTTGCCGCTCGCGCATCGCCTGCGGTTGCGGCCTCAGTCAGCCCTACGATCATTGCCATTTGATTGTCGATATCCTCCGGGTCGATACAGCGGCGCGCCAGTTTATTCCAGCGGCGGCGGTCTGCGACGGGCAGGGAAAGGTATACGTCCGCTGCCTCTTTCAGGCTCCGTTTGCGGCGGCGCGCTGCCCCGGAGGCAATGCCGCCTTTCTGTTGGATTGCTCTCTGTTCGCTCTCTGTTCGTTCAGTGAATGGAACAAGATTTTTTTCATTTGACACGTCACCACCTCTCTCAGAACATATGATTAAAGCCCGCGCAAGCGGGTAGGGGAGAACCAGAACAAAAAGAAAGCGCACCGGTTTCCCGATGCACTTTCTCGATTTTAATTATAGCATTATAAAAGCGGAAAAAACGGAGATTTGTTTTACGATTGATTCTTTTTGAAATAATCATATACAGACTTTCTAACGGCTTCTGCATCTCTAATGGCTCCCAGTTCCTGCGCAACCTCCGCCCAGCTCCAGCCGTCAAAGCTTCTGCGGCTGATTGCCACACGCACCTCGGGATCTGTGATATCCTCTATCTCAATCAGCGCCCTGCCGTACAGCCGGTCGTATTCGTCATTGAGCTTTTTCAGTCTTTCCTGCATGGCCAAAACGTCGGCATCGGTTTCCACCCCGCGGATAATGACCGTATGCTTTGTGTAGGGGAAATTTTCCGCGCTCCCATGTACCGCGTCCTGCGCAATGGCTTCTTTCCGCCGGAGCAGTTTTTCAATCCGGCTTTCCCGGGCTTTTATGTCAGCAGGCAATGCCCACAGTTTTTTGTATTCTTTGAAGGTCATTTCAGTACCTCCCGATAACAAATTCCGCAGACAACAGGGTCCTCCTTGTTCATTCGCCATTGACAGTGCTCGCACGGACGCTTTTCGCGCTGTACGCCAGCGCCCGGTGGCCGATACCGCACAAGCTTATGTATCATTGCTTCGATTTGCTTATCCTTCCCGCTGCTTGCCAGTGGCCGTTCCACGCATGCGGTCACGTTTGCGACGCTGGAAGCTGAATATCCTGTCGCCTTGGCGATATAGTCCAGCGTAAAGCCAAGCCTGCGCATTCGGCACATTTCGTTTTTATCGACCTCGCTTATCATCGCCCATCCCTCCCCGCGGCAATGCAGGCCAGCGTGGCCACAACCGCCAGTGCGACGGCCAAGACCGCCAGATTTATCAAGATTTGCATGGGGCATCCTCCCTTTCCTTCAGCGCGGCCTCTGCGGCTTCGCACCTTGTATCGTCGATGGATTGTCCGCAATTCGGGCACTGGCAAAGTTTTCTTAGGTCGTCCGCATCAGACAACGGCCATCCTCCAGAAAGACTTTCTCCGCAGGACGGGCAATATACGTCCGTATCGTTCGGCTTGTAAACCATCGGCTTCATTGGTTCGGACAGCACCACAAGCTGTCCCGTTTTCTCCGCCTGCGCCAGCTTGCGTAGGCGGTCAATGGGGACACCTTCAAACTCCTTAATTTCCGCGATGGCCTTTCCCATGCTTGCAAGCTTCAAGTGCTCCACTGCCTCCGGCTTCAGCCCGGTCTCCTCGTAGGCGGCGAGCCTCACAATTGCGTTGCTTAGCGGTGCACCATCGCGTTCGTACCTCTCGTACAAAGATTTTGTACCTTTAATTCGGATGTACTTGCCGTATACTTCTTCCGTCAATCTCTCCATGTCAGTCCTCCCGGCGCTGGCCGTAGCTGCAAAAATCGTCTGGATTTTCTCTGTCCATATGATGGGAACACCATCCTAATCGAGGTTTGTTATAGTTTCGGCACTCCCGGCAGTAGCACGCGCCAGCAGCGTGCACCGGGTCGATGGTGAGGGCGTCTGCTATTTCATGCTTTAGATATGTCCGCTCATTCAGCTGTGCCACATATCGCATATACGCGGGGCTGTTAGTTGGCGTATCGCACACTCGGTTCCGTGCAAGTTCTTCCAGTTCAGCGATATGCTTATATAATTCGGCGCGGTCTATCAGATTGTCCACGGTCTATTCCTCCAATCCAGTCAACAAAATATAAATGCCCGGGACCTCTGCCCAAAATTTTTCGCACAGCTCACTTGCCACCTGGGCATCATCCATCCAAAAGCCGAGCTCCGTCATAACATCCTTGAGCAGCTTTTCCAGGTTATCCGTATCCGGCTTGCTTGTACGGTACTCGCCGTCGCGATGTCCGCTGCAGACGGGAAAGCACCATTTCACGCAAAGCCTTACCGCTCCGGTCATACGCTCCGGCGGCCGGTGTGCAGCAAGATGGGCATGCAGCTTTGCACGTGCGTTTTTCAGTTCAGCAGAATCATGGAGCACAGCCCGTGGCTTTCCGTCTTTCATGAATGCGCGTAATTCCTTGTCGTGGTGCGTTACCGTGGGCGGTATCATCGGCAGGAAAAATTCCATTTCGTTTTCCTTCTTTCTTTTTTCGGCGCCCCGTGTGTGGGAGGGGCCCTCCAAGGTGTGGGGGCGGTGTAAGCCCCCCACACTTGGGGGGACACCCACACACAAACGCGTATATATAATATATAGGGCTATAAACGACTGCAATTTTGCAGTTTATAGGCCTATAACTGCAATTTTGCAGTGTGCAGTGTCGTGCAAAAATAGGCCTATGGCTGCAAAAATATTACAATTAGTAAAACAGTTTAATACTGCAAGTAAATTCATTTACCCCTTGTATCCGGGCTCTTTGCGGCCTACTTTTTCTCCATCGATCCAGTATCCGCCATCCGCTTTCAGCCGCTGCTTTATTGTTCGGGGTTTTAGATCCATGTACTCGGCCATCGCGTAGACAGTCACCTCGCCGTCCATAGTGCAGGCCTCGAAAGCCGTGGCCAACTCCTTACGGTTTTTCTTTGCCGTGTCCTCCTTGTCCGTGGCAGCCCACCGTTTTGCGGCGCCCGCACGGCCCGCTGTGCGGAAGTCCGTTTCCGGCTGCAGGTCCTCCAACAGCCCGCTGTCCAACTGGTGAACAGGATAGTCAAACCAGAGATTTACAGGGGCAAACCGGGCGAACTCACGCAGCGTGCCCTCGATGCGCCATGCCGTTTTTTCCATTGCATGGGCAGCAGCGCGTTCGATCTCGGCGTCAAGCATACGCAGGTCCGCCTGACCGAGACGGTCTTTGCAGATGGCCAGCATCTGTGTTTTGCTCAATGCATCGTCGGGGCCGTATGCGTCACCGTGGCCGCGTTTGTCCAGGAGTTCGCAGCACGCAGCGCAGGCTGCACGGTTCTTCATCTGTGTGCGGATCGCTTCGGTGGGCTCCAGCTCCGTCATATCCAGCATGGCGTCCGGGTCTCGCGCGAACACGCCGGAGCCGGACGCACGGTCCATACTGCGTTTCCCGCCCTGTGCTCCCTTGCTGTGGTGGTGGCAATAGATCACCGCACACCCAAGCTCACGGCACACCAAATCGAATTGATTGCAGAATTTCGCCATCTGGTCGGCCGAATTTTCGTCGCCGGTGATAACTTTGTAGATCGGGTCCAGCACCACGGCGATGTATCCGCTTTTTGCGGCCCTGCGGATCAGCTTCGGCGCCAGCTTGTCCATGGGTACGCTGGCCCCGCGCAGGTTCCACACGTCGATATTGCGCAGATTCTCCGGGTTCTGACCAGCTGCGGTGTATACGTCACGAAAACGGTGAAAGCAGCTCGCACGGTCCAGCTCCAGATTGATATACAGCACTTTTCCCTGTGCACAGCGGAACCTCCCGAACCATGGCACGCCCTCCGCAATGCTGATGCAAAGTTCAATGAGCGCAAAACTCTTGCCGGCCTTGGAGGGCCCCGCCAGCAGCATCTTGTGTCCCTGGCGGAGCACGCCCTCGATCAGAGCCGGGGACAGCTCCGGCATGTTTTCCCACGCCGCGGCCATGCTCTCCGTATCAGGCAGATCATCCGTAACAGATTCCACCCAATCTTTCCACTCGCCCCAGTTCGCCTTGCCGAAATTGGTTTCCAGCAAATATTGTTTTTGCTCCCCGCGCATGGCGCCCGGCATGCGTGACAGCCGGCTGGGATTGCGGCAGGCCTGGTCCAGTACCAGCCCGTTCTTCTGGCACACAGAGTAGAGGTAATCCACCCGGCGTCGGTACTCGGCATAATCCGGCGCGTCCACGCGCACGATGGCATGCAGGCTTTTCTTGCCGCTGTATACCAACGCCGCGCACGGCAGCTCCAGCTGGTGGATGATGGCGTTCTGCGTCTCGATGTCCAGGCCGTCGCTTTCCACCAGAGCGTAGCGGTACTCCGTCACGTTGTCGTTTTTGCAGCCCTGACCATCCAGAGGGTTGAAGCGTATCCATGCGCCGGCCTCCGGGTCATAATCTCCTACGACCGCCCCAATGTCCCCGCCGCAGTGGGTCAAGGCTTCGATCAGCTGACCGGCCGTGCGGTCCCAGCACCCTTGTGTGGGCAGATACCGCCCATCGCGCATCCAGCTGGCGGTGACAAAACCCACATTTTCCGTGGGCTCGAACAGCGTTTCCAGGTATTCGATCAGCTGACGGGCGGGGTCCCAGTGTTCCGGGATGTGGAGTTCACGACCTTCCACCCAGCGGCGGTCTACGATCGTTTCTGAATGCGAAGCGGAAATTTCATCGTCCCAGTTCAGTTCATGCCCAACCGGGCCGGACCAGCCGCGGTCATAGGCCATTTTAAAAATGCTGTTTTCCGTTATGGGCGCACCGCTGGCGCCCCTGAAGGTCTCCCATTTGCGGGCGCATTCTCCCTTGTGGTACCGCTGGCTGTCAAGCGCGCTCCAGTCGTCCCACACGCTGCAGGGCAACCCCGCTTCTTTCAGCCCCATGCCAACGGCTGTCCATTCATCGTAGGTAAGGTTTCCGGCCCGCACGTATTCCAGCGCCGCCAACAGATCATTTTGATTTTCCATAAATTCACCACACAGTCACGGGTTTGTATTCGCTTGGGGTTATTGCCTGAGGAACACGCCATCCATTGGCGGCGATCCGATCGATCATATATTTTGCATCCGAAAATTGCCAGGTGCCTACGTGCTGAAAACCATACTTCTCCAAACATCGGATCTGTTTCGGGGTCGTGAGCCCGGCGCCGCGTCTTTTGTTCAGCCGGTCCAGGAGCATTTGGGCTTTGCCTGCGCTTTCAACAGCGTCCGGTAAAATGCCGAACTTTTCCAGCGCCGCGGTCTGTTTTTCGCTGGGCGGTCCCATCTCCCATCCGAAGGACGGCACATATCCCGTCGGGTCTTCGGCCTGGATGCTCATTTCATATTGCAGCGGGTCCACCAGCTTTTTCTTGCGCCGCCGCATTTCCGCGAGCTGCTTTGCCAGGGCTTCCTCCCGCTGGGCGACAACATCCGCACTGGCCTGTTCAGCAGCCTGCTCGATATCCTCCGGACATCCGGCCTGCGCCAGATTCTCCGTCATTTTCCGGGAAACTTCCCGGTTTTCGCAGATGATGTCCGCGGGGCGGCACAGCTCATGGCGTTCCGTGAGCCATAAAAAATCAAGCAGAAGCAGATCCTTTTTGCCCGTCTCCGGAGACAGGCGCGTGCCGCGCCCAACCATCTGGCTGTACAGGCTGCGCACTTTGGTGGGGCGCAGCACTACGATGCAGTCTACACTGGGACAATCCCAGCCCTCGGTCAGCAGCATGCTGTTGCACAGGACATTGTATTTGCCGTTTGAAAAATCGGACAGAATTTCTGCCCGGTCCTCGCTCTGCCCGTTTACCTCTGCCGCACGAAACCCCTTGCTGTTGAGGATGTCCCGGAACTTCTGGCTCGTTTTGATAAGCGGCAGGAATACAACGGTTTTTCGCCCCGCGCATGCCGTCTGCATCTCTGACGCGATTTGCTCCAGATACGGGTCCAGCGCAGTGCCGAGCCCGCCCACTGCGAAATCTCCGCCGCTGAGCGCGACCTGGCTGATGTCCAGCTGCAGCGGAATGGTTTGGGCCAGGATCGGGCACAGGTACCCCTCGCGGATCGCCTGCGTAAGTTTGTATTCGTAAGCGAGGGAATCGAACACCTCGCCCAGGTTGCGCATATCTCCGCGGTCCGGAGTAGCCGTCACGCCCAGTACGTTCGCCTCCGGAAAATGCTCCAGTACGCGCTGGTATCCGTCTGTGATCGCGTGGTGTGCCTCGTCGATGATGATGGTACCAAAATAGTCGGCAGGGAATTGCTCCAGCCGTGCGGGCCGCTGCAGGCTCTGCACGCTGCCCACTACTACACGGCACCAGCTGTCCAGACAGGTCTGTTCTGCTTTTTCCACAGCCGACGTCAACCCCGTGCTCCGTTTGATTTTATCCGCGGCCTGTTCCAGCAGTTCGCCGCGATGCGCGAGGACCAGGACGCGGCTCCCGCTGCGCACCTGGTCCTCCGTCACCGCTGCAAATACGATGGTCTTGCCCGTGCCGGTGGGCAGCACCAGCAATGTGCGGCGCCGTCCATCGTTCCACTCGGCATGGATCGCCTCGCGGGCCGCCTGCTGATAGGGCCGCATTTGCAGCGCGCCCATCAGAAGCTCCCCTGGGTCCAGCCCTGACCCTGCGCCGCCTTCGGCTCTTCCGGCGGAAGAAAGCGGGTGATCTCGTTTGACTGCCGTTTATCGCCGTATTTGTTGGTGTATTCGTGGATGCCGACGCGGCAGCGGCCGCGGCTGCCGTTCACTTCGTTCCAGCGCGGACGCAGAGCCTCCCCGTGCTTGCGCTGGCCGATGCTCTCGAAGAATGCGCACAGCAGTCCTTCCGTCCGCGTATGCAGGTAAAGCCGGTGCGTGACAACGGAAGGGCCTTTTTCGCCGCCGTCGATCTGAATGGTCAGCAGGGCCATGGCGCAGGGCGGCAGCTTCGCGCTGCCGGGGTGCCGCTGCCGTTCAAATTTTGTGACCTCGAAGGGATATTCGCCTTCCGGCAAAACCACACGGTCCGGGCTGTCATTTTGAATTTCATCGTCCCAGCCAAATTCACGGCCGGCATCATTTGCATAGTTTTCCATCTGTTCAAGTCCTTTCTGTTAAAACGGTACGTCACGGTTGTTTACGATCATTTGTGCGACCTGGTCCCATGCAGCGACCAGGCAGCCGTCCACAAAATCCATCGGGTAATCCTTTACCGGCATATCGGTCGGGAAGTATCCGCGCTGCCCTACAACAGCCTGCAGCTCGTCCGGCGTCACGTTCATGGACACCATCAGCGGACGCAGCTTGTCCGGCACACCGGCCTGCGCCAGTTGGTCTTCCAGCTTATGCGCGGAATCCACAGGCTTGTTTGCGGCCGGCGTGGCCGCGAACGGTGCGGGCGTTTCTACGGGCGTCCCGAATTGCTGAACGGGCGGTGCAGGTTCAGGCGACGCTCCGCCGGGAACGGGAATGACCTGTGCGATAGCGGCGTAATCAAAAGCAAGCTCGTCTGCCAGGCCGTCCCGGTTCTTTGCATCCCAACAGGGATGGTGCGTGGTATACATCACACGGCGGCCGCCCTGTGCTTTGTTCTTCGCGTTTTTGCCGTCGCCGTCCTTTACCACGATGGTCTTGTAATTGGCGAACAGCAGCATGTCGCACCATTCGCGGATCAGCGGAGCCACCTGTTTGGATGTCTTCATAGTCCAGCGGTCGTATTGGCCCATTTCATCGGGCTGCTCAAATTTCGAAAGTTTCGCGTGGGCGGTCATGACTACGTTGTGCCCGGCGTGCAGCACATCCTCCAGCAGGTCCAGAAGTTTGCCGAACTCCTCTTCTAAGTAGGTATAGCCCTTGCCGTAACCGAAAGCCTCAATGCTTTTCACGTTGGCACGGTCGCATACGGCCCGGATGCATAAACGCTCGGCCCAGTCTGCGGTGTCGATCACAAGCGTGCCACACGGGATATGCCCCAGCCGTACCTCGTTGGCCTCGTCCATCAGCATTGCCCAGCTGGTGGGCTGCGGCAGACGGTTCACATTGAGCTTCTTCGTGCCGCCCTCGGTATCGATGAACACGGGGGACGGGAATTTTGCCGCAAAGGTGCTTTTGCCGATGCCTTCCGGCCCGTACAGCACCACTTTTACCGGCGCATGGATGACGCCGGATGAAACTGTATAGCTGCCCATTTAAAATGCTCCCTTCGTCCATTGTCTGGGCTGCGGCGCAGGCGTGATATCTGCGCCCTGCACGCGCCCATCCTCTATGATGATCTGGCACTCGCCGCCGGTGGATACCCGCGTTGCGATGGCCTGAAGGCCCTCCGACGCCAGCCAGCTGCCGAAATCGGTCAGCGTCCGCAGGTCCATTTGCTCCAGCTTGTCCAGCAGCACAAAGCCGCATTCCGGGTTAAGCTTGCGCACGATGGCCGTTGCCACGCGCAGCTGGTCAGAACCCGACATATCGCCCCAGCGCTTGCCCTGATAAGTGAGCGCGCCGTCGTCCACGGAGAGCCCCGGCAAAGGGAGGTCGGCGCCGTCCAGAAGGGCGCGGCGTTCCTGCCGCTTGGCATCAATGGAATCCGTCAGCGCTTTGTACTGGTCGGCATAACTCCGCGCTTCATCTTCAGCGCGTGCCTTGTCGAGGTTGGCGCGGACTTTCCGGTTGATCTCCTCGGCGTCTCGGATACTGGCTTCCAGCTCCGCCGTGCTTTCGTCCTGCAGGTCCTCAGCGGATTTTTGAGCAGTCTCCAGGTCTTTCATCGCATTGGCGCACTGTTCGCTTGCCTGCTGCAGCTGAGCGGCCAGGCTGTCCACACGCTCCTGCAGATCCTTTACATGCTGCGCCAGCTGCGCCGCGCGTTCACGCTTGCGCTGATTTTCGCCGTTGCGGGCCAGTATCTCTTGTTGGCTGCGGATCAGCTCGGATACACTGACCGGCTCATCCGGAGCATCGTGGTATTCCACCTGCTCCTCGGCAAAATGTTTTTTCTGTTCTGCGATCTGCCCAATGGTGGTGCGGCGGTCGTACAGCGCGCGGATCTCCCGGTCGAATGCCGCAAGACGGTCTCCGACGCCGATGATTTTCAGAAGCGTGTCGGCCTTTTCCCGGTCGTTCATATTCATGAAGCGTGGCAGGTCGAGCGCCAGCTGTTCCACGAACTCGTTCAGCAGCTGCTGGCCGCCCTTACGGCCGGACGGGTCGGATACCGTCAGCGCACTGTTTTTCCCGCGCCGCTCGACGACCAGCCCATTGGAGAGATTGACATGCAGACGGGGCGGCGTGTTGGCGCCTTCGCGCTGCGCCGCCTCCGGGCGGTATTTGTCTCCGCCCAGCGCCCAGGCGATTGCGTCCAGAACGCTCGTTTTTCCCTGGTTGTTATCGCCGCCGATAATGGTCAGGCCGTTGAGTGCCGGTACGATCTGAACGGCCTTGACGCGCTTTATGTTTTCAGCTTCCAGCTCGATGATCTTTACAGGCATTTCAATTCCTCCTCGAATTTGGCAAAGGCATTGTGCAGCATTTCGCACGGATATGCGCGCATGCCTGCCGGCAAACGCTTGTATGCGGATTTTGCGAGGGTCCAGGCGTTTTCCAGCGCGCGGCTGGCCAGGATCACCTGGTCGTAGCAGGCATTTGCGTCGCCCGTTTCCGCACGGTCCTGCAGCTCGGCGATCTGGTCGCGGTATTCCGCCGTCATCGCTTCGGCCTTTTCCTGGGCGCGTCTGTCGATTTCGTCGGCGTCAGCAAAATCGCCCCGGATCGGCTGCTCACGCAGCGCATCGTTTTCCTCTTTCAGCTTGTCGCCCCGCAGCTTGGCGGCTGCCAATGCCTGACGGGCGCCGTCGCGCTCATGCGTGACAGTCTGCACAAGCCCCTCCAGCCGGTTCTGGTCCTGTGCCCGGCGGTCTGCTTCTGCCTTATACCTCAGCGCAGCGGCATGCGCGTCCTCTCGTTCCTTGCGGTCGAGTTCGGCCTCATGTTCTGCCTTCTCCCGCGCCTCGCGTTCGGCTTTCAGCTGGGCCTCCAGTTCCCTGTACTGCTTGTGTGTGGTGATATCGCCGCCTTTGAGCGCTGCAACGGCCTCCGGCTCTGCGGATGGACGGGCGGCGGCGTAGAGCAGAGAGGGGGACAACTCCTCCAGCACTTTCTGCTCCCGTGGTGTGCTGCGTTCGAACAAATTCGAGACCTGCAGAAGCTTGTAGGCTGTGCTTTTCCCAACGCCGATGCTTTCGCACCAGCGGCGGAAGGATTCTTCGCCGCGGTTCCCGTGCTTGGAGTTGTCCACATTGTGGACAACTGTGCCGCACAGCGTATCATGCGCGATTGCCACGCCGTCCGCCATGCGGCGCAGGCCCATCTCGGCCAGTTTACGCCCGCCCAGGTACTCCCGTTCAGCCAGATGAAGGTCGGCCACCGTCTGCGCGTCCAGCCCGGAGTAGTCAAAGGGCGTGGCCTCCGGCTCCGCTTCCAAAGAGGCAGGCCCAGCAGCGGACAGGCTTTGTGTCGCACTGCCAGCATCCGCAGGGCAGCCGGGGGCCGGCAAGGTGTTTGCATCCGTCGGGGTGGTCGGTGTTTCCATCGGCTCCGGCACAGCATTCCCGGCCGTGGTCGCAGCAGCATCCCCATTCCGGGCAGATTGATTTTTGCATTTTTCCACTTCCTTCTCCAGTCTTTCGTCCGGACACGTCTCTTCTGCCGGCGCCGGACACTCTTCGTATGGTGCAAAGCACCCGAAGCCTCCGTCCGTCTTATCACATCCAGCCTGCGGGCATGAGCTGTCAATACAATCCGGGCAGCGACAAGTGTCACAAGGTGAATACTCTTCTCCCTCGTCTACAACCTCCGGCGGCTCACTGCTCGCTGAACTGGATACCAGCTCCCAGCCGTCGCGTTTCGCACGGGCCTCTAAGCCCTCCTGCAAGTGCTCACGGTCACGGTAAACGACGTTGGTATTCCATGTGATATCGGGTTTCCATACGACGCTGTTCGCCGGGTCTCGATACTGCATTGCATAAATGCCGTTTTCCGGCTGCGGGCTTACCCGGTACAGCCAGCCCGTGGCTGGGTCTCTGTATATCAGCATAGTGTTTGTCTCCTTATCCGTCGCGGCAGCGTCTTTGTGTGCCGCCGCCTTTCCCTGCTCAATATCGCGCAGGATTTTTTGCTTTTCTGCATCGGCGTCCATGTCTTTTCGGTGAAAGGTTTCATCGAAAAATTCAGCCCATAGGGCACGCTTCGCAGCAATTCCCTTTTTGTTTTGCGAGCAGGCAAGCGTATACCGATACCGACCTTCGTCTACATATTCCGCCGGCCGGATGCGGTCCCGGGAGAAGCCGCCGGAAAGCTCGCCATTGGGATAATGCTCTTTTACCCAATCGCTCACACATTCAAGAAAATCAAAGTCCAGGCTTGTGATTCGGATGGTCGTTTTATCGTCAAGATGGCCGCGTAATTCCGTACGGTATTCCAAAGTTGGCGACATGCGGCATTCATACCCTTTTACGTCCGTAACCATTGCATGCCGTGTATGGTCCCATTCGGTCGGTCCCCAGGGCATCAGGTACGGGCAGCCTTCGCAGCCCTCCGTCTCCCGGTTTCCCGTGTTGTCGGCATTTGTGCTTTTATTTACCGCCCGGCCGCACTTGCAGAGGTATCGGTTCATTCACCGTCACCATCCAGTCGAAACATGTCCTTGTACCGCTCCATCTGCTCGGCATTCAGGCTCTTGTATCGGGTGCGTGCAGCACCGACGACGAGAAAGGGGCCGTAAATCATTTTGCCTTTATGAATGCGGTTCGGTTCGGCCTCCTCGTGAAAAGGCCCGTTCGCATTGCTGAGGATTGCCGCCCAATCCAAAGAGAATGGAATGGCCTCGACCGGGCCGCCAAGAAAACGCTGAATGGATTGCAAATCGTCAGAAATGACCGCTTCTTCAGGCTGCTGCCCGGGCCGGATAAGTAAACATTTCATTTGCTTTTTTCCTCACTTTCGGTTAAAATGAGGGTAGCTTGTGGGCTACCCTTTGGGGTTGCGCTTGTCCGATGTTCCAGATCGGGCAGGCGCTTTCTTTTTGTCCGCCAGAAGGCAGACCGTCGTGAAAACTGTTCCGAGTACGAACCCGAAGCAGATGCATGCAAGGCCCGTCATTCGATCGCACCCCAGTCGATCGGCTTCGGCCCTGCCGGCGCTGAGATGTGCGTGTTTTCAAGGATGCTGTCCATGTGGTGTGTCACCATCCAGCCGAGCGCCTTGTCCATCGGGCGGCGCATCCTGCGGGCCATGTTGTCCAGCCGTATGTACTGCTGGGGCGTGATGTTTACTTTGATCTCAATTTCCATGCGTGGTTCCCTCCTATGAAAGTAATCGTGCAAGTGTGGTGCGCGTAATAAACTTAATTCCATCAAGCTCTTTAAAAGGGAAAATCCTTGATACGACGCGGCGAGACCAGCCTGTATAATGCGCCACGTCCGCCACCGTCAGCCTTTCGCCTTTGGGAAACGCCGTGATGATGCTCTCAAGCTGGTCACGGTACCCAGGGGATTCACGGGCCATTGTGTTGCCTCCTTTCTTGCTTGTACACCTCCAAAGTACCTGTTACAATGGTCGTGGAAGGAGGTGAATTAAAATTGAATAGACCAGAAGAAAAAGCGTTGGAAATTGCTACGCAAATCTGTGTCTCCAAGGTTGCCAACACAAATTTAGGGGTAAGTGCCGAAGGCGGTCAACGTTTAGGAGAGTTCTTTGAAGCAATTTACAACAAGGTGGTTGAGATTACAAAAAGCATTCCTTAAACATTCAGTTTGATAATCTCAACCAGCACAGAGGCGACTTGCGGCAGAACTTCCACTTCTGTTTCGCTGGCCGCCTCTTTTGATGCCCGCTCTACAAACGCGAGCAGCGCGTCGGTTAGGCGATTGATTTTTTCAGTATCCATTACGTTCTCCTTTCTGTCCGTTTTATGGGACACTATTTGTCGCATAATGTTGGCACAGGGATTTCCAGAATTTTGCTGATGCTGGATACAACACGCTCCGAATTGCGAACCCCTTTAAGAATTTTGCTCACATATGCGCTATCAACGTTCATTCCCGTATCTTTGTTGATTTCGCTGACGAGCCATTCTTGCGTGCGTGGTGGGGCGAGCAGTTTTGTCTTTACCGCCAACCCAAAAGGCGTATATTCAGCCATTATGACGAATTTCCCCCTTTCCTGTGAAATATGTTGACTTGTACAAATGATTGTACTATTATATAGGTGCCAACCAATATTGCACTATCATTTGTACTGCCGTGATTTGATTATAGTTCTAAAACTAGTACAAGTCAATGGTTTTGTACCAAATTTAGTGCTTTCTATTTTATGCACAAAAATGAGGGGACAAAATGTCTGAATTGTATAATCGAATCGCAATGCTTTGTAAACAACAAGGAATAAGCATCGGGAAAATGTGTAATCAGTTAGGAATAAGCCGAGGGAATCTTACTGAACTAAAGATGGAGAGGATCAAGACCTTAAAGACGGATAATCTCACTAAGATTGCTGTTTTTTTTAATGTATCTGTGGACTACTTGCTTGGTAACGAAGAAAAGCCCGCCGGCCAAGAGGCCGACGAGCTTATAAAAAACGATCCCCTCGCCGGCCAACTTTTCGCTGCATACGGCAAGGTAAAGGAAGAGTTTAGCCAAGCTGAGATTGACGATATAACAATGATTATGGAAATGATAGCGGAGAAAAAACGCAGAAAACGCGAAAAAGGAGAAGAATGAGAAAATGAATGCCACGGTTCCTCTTGACGAATTGTACGACAATTTAGATCAACAAGGAATAGAAGTCTTTCATTGTTCCACAAAAGAAGTTGTCGCAGTTGCAGAGCCATCCGGCTATCTTTGCATTGACCCCAAAAAAGTAGAAAGCATTGAACACGAGCGTGAAATCCTTATTCACGAAGAGGGCCACTTTGCCACGAACACCTTTTATCAGTTGGACAGTCCGTACACAGTGCGAGAACATCAGGAAAACATCGCGGTTCGCTACGGCTTTAAAAAATATTATTCTGTTGAAAAGCTACTGTCCTTGATGGAAGAAGGCTACACAGAGGTTTGGCAGCTTGCGGAACAGCTCAGTGTGCGTGAGGAATATGTACAGGAAATGCTTGACTATTACGCACAGGCATGCAACGTAAATTTTGCACAAGAATTAGCCGAACGTAAACGCGCCCGTGAAATAGAAGATGACCCAATCACACCAGAGACCTTACAAAAATTGCAAGGCATCGCTTTTTCGTGCGATGGGCCATTAACGGAGACCAGTGCACAAGACGTACTTCGGTTTGTCGAAATGGTAAGAGGACGCAAAAAAGCAGAGTAAAATAAAAAACGCCTCGGTGCTACCAACACCGAAGCGTTTATATAGAACAGTTTACACAGGAAGGTGTAAAATCTGCCCCAACAGCATGATTATACACCTCTTTGTGTAGGCTTGTCAAAGTGCATCACAAGGAGGTTTTTTTTAGTTGGCGAAGAAGAAAATCTATCAGAGGCCGGACGGCCTGTACGAGAAGAAAGTCACCATCAACGGCAAGCGCGTCGCTTTTCGGGGAAAGACGGAGAGGGAAATAGTACAGAAGATGGTGGCTTACCAGCAAAGGGCTGAAAGCGGCCCCGGCTTCGAAGAAATGGCAGACGAGTGGTGGGAGTATAAGGAATCGCGGCTGTCTCCCAACACTGTGGGAGGATACCGCGTGGCAAAGCGCCGGGCCGTGGAACGCTTCGGTGTCACGCCTATAAAAGACATTACCACTACGCAAGTGCGCGCATGGTTGGATTGGTTGGGAAATAGGGGATACGCCCGAAAGACCGTGGCAAACCATCTTATCGTAATTACTGAGATTTTTGCATGGGCGTGTGAGCATTATAATCTCTTGGCAAATCCCGCGACGCTGGTCCATGTTCCGGATGGGTTGCCAAGAGCAAAGCGTACAATGCCGACCGCAGAAGAAATTGCTATCATAAAAGAAAATGCGGATACACCCGACGGCTTGTTTTTCTATTTTCTGTTGTATACCGGCTTACGTCGCGGTGAGGCGCTGGCGCTGCAATGGAAGGATATAGATGAAGAAGCGGGTATCATCCATGTTTGGCGGTCGTTATACTATGCCGGAAAAAACAATGGGAATTTCAAGGAGCCTAAAACAGAAGCGGGGAAGCGTGATGTGATTTATCTCGACCGTTTGAGAGATGTTTTAGAACCTCACCGGAAAGCAGATAATTGCTTTGTCTTTGGGGCGGATGCTCCTATGACATATAAAAAGCTGGGGTGTCTGCTTTCCAGATATCGTAGCCGGACCGGCATTGATGTCACTCCACACCAACTCCGGCATGCATTTGCCACGTTGTGCTTTGAGGCCGATCTCCCAGAAAAGACGGCGCAAGGGTTGCTCGGGCACGCCCAACTTTCGACTACGATGGATATATACGCCGAGCTTCGGGACAGGAAACGAATGGAGGCTGCCGTAGCTTTGAATGCCGCCGACTTTTGAGCATTGGCACAGTGGTGGCACAGTAATGCCGATTTGACTGATTATAAAGCCGTTTTAATAGGGTTCGAGTCCCTGAGGCCCCACCA